GCTCTTACTGTTGGCAAGCCGCGTTATTGCGCCAAACACGGGCGCGAACGATACGACCGCCATATTACCAATCTTTTTGAAGTGGTCGCCCCAGCGTTTCGGTACTTTCGCGAACGCGTCATCAATATCTCCCATATGCTTAAGTATGGAGTCTTTAATGACCGCAGATGTGATTTTGCCCTCTGCCGCAAGCGCCTTTACTTCGCCGCGCGTCACTCCGAGCTCTTTCGAGATCATGTTTAGGAGCATAGGCGCGTTTTCGGAAATTGACCTAAATTCGTCGCCTTGTAACCTGCCGCTGCCGAGCGCTTGCGTTAATTGAAGCATGGCGCTTTTTTGTTCCGCGACGCTTGCGCCGCCGACCGCGAAAAGCTTTTGAATGCCTTCCGTAAATCCGACTACTTCCGCCGGATCGGGGAACGCGTCACGGGCGTTAATTGCCAATTTTGAAACGGCGTTTGCCATGTCAAAATAACTGCCGCGCGCTCGTTGCGCACTCTCGAAAATAGCCTGATTAAGTCCGGCTACCTCTTTTTGTGAATTGGCCACCAGTCCGAGCCGCGCTTGTATGCCCGCGAACTCTTCCGCCGATGTGCCCACCGACGCTATTGCCGAGCCGAGCGCCCGCGCTCCGGCGATTGCTCCAGCCGCAAGGAAACCGCCCGCAAATACGGATCCAAGCATATTGAATTTACCTACCGACTGCTGCGCTGCCGTACCCGCCGCACGGGTCGAGCCGGTGAACTTATTCAGCTTGTCGGAAGCTTTTTCCGTTGCGTTTGCAATTTTAAGAAGCGGGGCGCTCATTCCGTCGCGTAACATTATGAAGTTTTTAATTGTCGCCATAATTTACCCCTTCTTTAGCTTTTCCGCCTCTTTCTTTTTCGCGCGTGCGTATTCATCAACAAACGCGACTACTGCCGCCCGTTCCCAGTCGGGAAGGTTCATAACCTCATGCGGCAATAGTCCGCATTTGATAAAAGCGAAATACGCGACGCACGTTTCCGCGTCTCCCTGCGCTAGTAGTTTTTTACCGTCTTGACCTTATCGCCCATGCCGATGTCGTAGCCGCACGCCTGTTGCGCCGCCAAGAGTAAGTCGGTTAATTCGCCCGGTGTAAGCAACTTTTTCAAAAGATGTTCCGCACCCGCCGCGCCGTAAAACTCCTGCAATTCGCCATCGTTAAGGTTCGGATACGTCACCGCCGCCACGGCTACATCAAGAAATACCGCCTCTGTGTCGGTCTCTTTCTTAAATTCCCGCGTGCCTTTAACCGGAACGCGTTTAGTATTCCGGTCGACAATTTCCTCAACCTCATCATTCGTAAGAACGCGTAACTCCCACTCAATCGGCTTTCCGTCGTCGTCTTTCATCCGTTTAGAAGCGACGTATTTCACGGGCTCACGCCGCAACAACTCTTCGCGCATAAACGCCTTTAAGCTGCGTGCTTTTTCGTCTGCCATGTCCTACCCCCCCTTACGCTTGCATGCCGTCGAGCATGCGGAAGTTTTTAGGGATCTTGACCCCTTCAAACGTGAAGCCGATCTCATCTTCTAACAGTTTTCCGTCAGCGTCATAGCTTGCAACCGTCGTTTTATCGATGTTGCATCCGGTAAGAATGACCACGCGGCCGCCCGCGTCGCTCGTCGGATCTTCGTTTTCCACTTGCAGGTCAAAATACGTGTCGATACCCTCATTGACGAGCCGCAACATCATATCATCGAAAAGCGCCGTATTTTTATAGATGGTCATAGTGCCCGACCCTTTCATGCTCACGGACTTGTGCCCCTTTTGCATGCGGCCTAAAATTGCGACCTCTTCTTTTTCCTTTTCGAGCGTCGCCTCTAGCGTTTTCGCTTGAAAAAGCAAGTAGCGCTCACCTTCTCGTGTCGTGATAAAGGCGCGCGCCATCTTTGCCGATAATGTATCTTTCGCAAGCATTGTTTGCAGATTATCCATGTTCTAAATCACCCCTTTATGCCACGACAACGGTACAATACAGTTTTTCCATGCATGCCGTCGGCTGGATCTCAAAAGTCCATAAAACGGCCGTTTTTTCTTCGCCCTGAGTGGGGATCGGCAAGTCCTGCTCACGGAAGTTTTGAATTGCGCGCACGCGTTGATACTCTTCAAAAAGCGCGACGCCGTCTTTCCAAAGAGAAATGCGACCGGATTCGTCATTTTGCACTTTGCCTAAATACAACCGATTAAAAAGTCGGGCAATATCAAGCGCCGCGTTATCCAGTACGCGGACAGTTTGATTAAGCGCGAAATCACGGTTTTTATCTTTCGTAAATTCGGTAAATGTGTTGATGTCGGAAAGTACCCGAACGTCGCCAACAACATTGCCACTAACGCTGTCCGTTACGTTGTGGAACGTCAGCATGCCGTCGGTAATCGCTTTTTCGAGCTCAAATTGTTTAAGCGCCGTATCAACCGTATATTCGCCGTCATACAGTGCATTAGTGCAGGACGCGTTAATCGGGCACGATGCCTCTTTACCGGCGAGCCAGTAAACGAGCGAACCCTTTTCCGCGCCTTCGTCTTTTACGTCGTTTTTAACGGAAATAACGCCCTCATAGTTGGCGCGTTCCAAGCCGTGAACGACGAGCTGGAACTTCGCGCCCGTCTCTTCGCGGCAACGTTTCGTGAAGTTTACAAGTAACGTTTTAACCGCTTCATCGGCGCCCGCGTAAGCTAAAATGTTGAAATAGTAGGGTTCGATAAGCCCTACAAACTTTTGATAATCGCCGACGGTTACTGCGTCGCCCGCCGTGCCGCCCGCCAATGCTTCGCCCGCTGTTACCGACAATGTGCCGGTTTTCGCGAACGTGACATAGGCGTTTTCTTTCAAATCCTTAAATCCGGCAATGTTCGTTTGTTCATCAACAGTACGCAAGCCGCCACCCGACTTGATCAGCGTTTTAACGATGAAATTACCGGAGTGATCCGGATCGTTTTGTACCGCGATAACTAAATCATTTCCGCGCGTGCCCGCGTATTTCGCCGTCGCTAAACTGTTTTTTGCTGCCACCCCGCCGCCGTTAAGACGGTAGAAGTAACCCGTTTTAAGGTTGCGAAACAGTTCGCGCAACCCTTTCATTTTCGGATCGCCGAAGTCATAACCGAAAATCTCGAGCGAGCGCTTTTGAAAGTCCTCCGCATCTACCCGAAAAATTTCGCCGACTTTGCCCCAATCCAGCTCAAGCGCTAACGCCGCAAAGCCGCGATCGGCGATGTCGGTCATAGCCCGATCCTTACTTACAAAATTGATGTAAGTTCCGGGCATTTTTTTATTCTGAAAGATCCACTTTCCGCCGCCAAGTGCCATTTACTCGACCCCCTTATTAATATCTTTCCGGACAGACGCATTAAGCAGTTCATTCAATTTCCGATCTACCTCGTCCGCCGTGTAAAATTCATCGTCTTTTAATACCATAGTCAAAAGGTCGCGGAACTCACGCCACCGCGCCGACTTTAGAATGTCTGCGCCGATAAACATTTCCGCGTCTTTAGCTTTTTTCGTTGCCATCGTTCACCCGCCCTTTCGCATCTAGTGTTTGCATTTCCTCGACCCGTTCGCGCGGCCGCATGATGTGAAAATCGTATGAAATGTAAAAGTGCAGCACCCCATCTGTCTCCCGCCATTCCATACGCTCGCCACGTACTAATGCGCCGCCTACGTCGATATACTCCAGTACGAGCGTCATCGTATCCGCTATGTCGGTCAGCTCCAGCGTGTCGATATCCACCCCGTCGCGCGTTGCGAAATAGTGAATGTCGAAGTGATTCGTTCGCCAATAGCGACGGTCGAGCTCCTGCTCTTCGCCGTGCGTGATCCTTTCGATGAAAAAGCACGGGAAAATAGCGTTTTGTCTTTGAAAATCAGCATACACGGGAACGCCGAACGCGTTATACAATGCCGCCGATACTCCGTCGATTAAATCTCTATTTCCCGCCATTTTTCAATCCTTTCAATAATTCCGACGTTTGCCGCCGGATAATTCCGCCCGCTTTGCTTTCGGTGTAGGCTTGCGCAATTTCTGTGATGTGTTTGCCCTCAACGAAATTACTCACAAGCTTTTTGCCGATAATCGGGATAAACCGCCCGGGCGTTTGCCTGTGCCCGTCATTCACGAAAGAAGCATACGACGCGGAGTTGGTGATCGCGATCCGGTGCGCGCGTGATGTCTTTTCAATCTTGCCCGCGTCCCATGACCTCATCATGTGCTCCGAGTTGATATGTATCACTCGTTTTTTATCGCCTTCGCCAAGTGAAACGTAACGCTCATCAACTTCGCCGGCTTTCCACGTCTTGCCTTTGTCGACTTTTTTCAGACGTTTCTTTTCGCCGCCGATTTCAACCGTGCCGCCCAGTCCTTTTGGTGTTTTTTTGATCGCCGCCCGCAAATACGCCGCCGCCATTTGCCGCAACGCGTTTGATTTAGCCTCGTCAATCCGTTTTTGATCGGTTGACACTGCGACCGCCTCCGCAAACTGTTTCCATTGGTCAATGTTCAACTTAACGTCAGCCATGGTGGCGCTCCTTATGCTCAAGCGGGATCTCCTGATGACTGTCGTAAATCGCCGGAACGCCCGACGCCCGAAACGTCAGCACGCGTCCGCGATGTTTAACCTCGATATCCGAGCCGGCGGGAATCACAAGCTCAGGCGCGCAAAACAGTTTTACCGTCTGCGCCATCTCCGCCACCCCCGTCGCTCTATCCGTCGTCGGTAATTGCCCATAGGAAAGCCGACACGGGAACGGGGCTATCGTTCTCTCCGTTGTTGTCGGTCGCCCCGTTTTGGTGTCAATTTTCGCCGTTTCAAGCACTTTTGCAGTAGCCACGCCGTCGTATAGGCTTTCAATCGCCGCTCTTACCATTTCAGCCGTCGGTAGCATGCTATATCACGATCTTTCATCAGATAATCGAGCATTGCGCCGACGCGCGCTTTTGCGTCCGCCTCGCCATCGCCAAAGTCGACCGTCGTGTCGCCCTCTTTGATCGTTTTCGGTACGCGTAAATCCTGCGCGCTCCACGCTTTCGCCGATAATTTCATGTTGATGTAGCGCCCCGCCGTCTGATTTACCCATACGTATTGAAGCCCGACCGGAACGCTTGACCGGTTCGTCGCGCTCATCAAGTGCGTTTTTGCGTCATCGGCTAAAAGCCGGATCAAGTTAAAATCGCTCTCCGGAACGCCTTTCCCGGTCATTTCCTTAACGACAAGCCCCAACGCCTCTAAAAAGGTCATTTTTCAGCCTTTTTACGCGCTGCCGGTTTAGGTGCGGGGGCGGCGATTTCAACATAGCCCCGCGCCAGCAAATAATCGCGCGCGCTTTTCGTTTCTACTACTTTGATCACGTTCAAGTTTTGTAATTTATACATGTTCAACTCCACCCCCTCTAAACCCTTATGCTCCGGTGTTCACCCAAACGCCCGCGAGGCGATGTTTCGGTACCCATACGTCATGGAACTTGCGATAATCAATCCGCCAAGCCGTCGCGAGTTGGTTGGTCATAGGATCGAAAATGCGGAGCGTGTCCGTTTTGGAAACCGCAATCGGCGCGCTTTGTAACATGATGATCCAGTTGATCGCTTTCGCCGTGCTATCTTTTCCAAAGCCGCCTTTTTCTTGGCCGCTCGTTACGCCGTCATTGAACTTGTACGCCGTCTGCATGCGTGCCGACGGTACCGTGATAATCGGGATTCCGTTATACAGTTTCACGCGGTTATTAAATTCGCCCGCTTTGAAGTCGCCGACATCGAGCATATGCTGTACGCCGCTAGCCTTGCTCAAAATCGCGCGCGTCGACATCGGCATCGCGATTACGAATTGCATGCTATCGCCGACCACGTCTTGAACGGCCGCGATGTCTTTGTCGAGCTGTTCGAGAACGTTCTCCGCCGTCGGAGTGAATGCTGCCGTTTCGTTTCCTGCCGCTTTTGCTAAGGCGGCAATTTTGGAATAGCGGTAAGCGTCGACTTCCGGCACGACGTGCTCTTTTTGGAAAGTAGCGACAACGTTCGCCGCGCTTGCGATAAAGCCCGTTTCGTCGACGTCGCGGATATCCAGTTGAAACGCGCGCCCGCGATCCTGCGTCAGCTTGTAATCTTCAAATTTCAGGCTAACGCTGCCCGCCGTGTAACCGCCTACTCGGTCATAGTCCGCCAAGCCGTCGAGCTCGATTGTCGGCATTTTTACCGTGTCGCCGCCGGTATATTTAACCTGCGTTGCGTTTGCTTCCATCCAGCCGCTCGTCGCGTCCTGCATCATTTTTTGGTCTAATTTCTGTTGAAAAATCGAAACAAATTCAAGTGTGTTAGGTTTCATTCTGTTTTACCCCTTTCAAATGTTGGCGATTGCGCCGTCAATAATTTGTTCAATGCTGTTTTTCGGTGCCGGATCTGCGCCGCTTTGCGGGATAATTCCCGTGATCTGCGCGTCCTCCTCAAACAAATAGCCGTCAGAAGTTTTTAGCGCCTCGATCTGCTCCTCTAATCCGCTAATCGTTTCGCCGTCGAGTTTTACCGCGCCCATATCTAAGAGGGCACGCACGGCTTTTGCGTTTTTCACTTTTGCCGCCACGAGCGACCGATCCACCGCCGCGTCAAGTTTCATCTGTTCCACTTGCGCCGCGTACTCTTTCTCTCTCTTCGCTTGTGCCGCCTTCAACTCGTCTAATTGTTTGACGAGATCCGCATTATTGGCGTTATCGGCTTTCAATTTGTCCAATTCAGCCTGTGCCGTCTGCCGTTCTGCCTTTAATGCTTTTAACTCGTCATTTTTTGCGTTGAATTGCGACTTGGCAACAAAATTTTTGCCGTAGTCCTCAACGATCTTTTCGGCTTGCTCATCGTTCAAGCCGAGCGCTTTCAATTCTTCTTTGGTCATAATTAACTCCTCCCGTTTCGCTTGTTATTCGGCGGCCACTCCCGCCGTTTCCGGTCTTGTTCTTTTACGCCTACAATGCTAAAAAGGCAATATAAAAAGCACCCTTGCGAGTGCTTATTACCTAAAATCTCACTAAAAAACCACGGCTTTTATACCGTGGTTTTATTCTTCTATAATCTCAACGCTTGCTATCTCATTATCGCTAAAGAAAATTATGTTTTTACCGTCGTCTAAATCCAATGAATCTCTTCCGGTTTCGTCGTTATCTGCCGCCCCAGTAATTCCATCTACAATTCCGATAAATTCTTTGCTATCTATATCAATAATTCTTACTTTCTTTCCAAACCACTTATTTTTTATCTCTACCATTTTCCCTCTCCCTCTTGGGTACAATATGCGTTCTACTTTTTGAATGATGAATCTTAAACTTTCTTGTCTTTAATCCACTGGAAACATCTATTCCTATGTATTTATTGGCAACGCATTCTTCTTTATTTGTGTTATTTCCATTACGTGTTTTTACTATTGTCCCCGTTCCCGCATATTTATTAAACAGTTCCTGCGGGTCTACGGTATCAAACAAATAACTCTTTCCTTTCCCTGCTGTCGATTCCATATGCGGTTTTTGCTTTTCTTCGTTAATTTTTGCCCCATATGCGCCGCTCGATATTTTATCTACGGCGTACTTATTCGGTCTGCCTTTTATCTCCCTAATTACATTATACTCTTCATTTCCATCAATTTTAACTACATATTTCTCTTTCCACTCCTTATAGGTCATGTCCGGTATCTCGACCGTCTTGCCCGTCTCCGGATCTCGCGCTACTCTGCCGCCGTCATCGAGCAAGCCCTCAATGTACGGTACGGTCGTTGATCGGCAATGACAATGAAAAGGCGGCATTGTTATTCCCGGCTTTGCGTCTTTCCGGTCAAATACCTTTCCGTCGAGATCTTGGCATATTTCGCTTGTTTTGCTGTCCAAAACCGCGCAGATCTGGTATTGCTCCAGCCCGAGCTCATCGTACGTATCGAGCATTGCCCGCTCTTGTATGTACGCCGTTTCCGTTTCGACGAGCCGGTAAGCTTGATTATAAGAAGTATTGAACCGCGCCGCGATCTTTTCCGATAACTGCGCCGTGCTTGATCCGGTCATCAGCGACTGCGTGATGTCCGTTTGTAGTGAATTTATTAGCTGCGTTTTGTTTTTCCAGATCCGCGACGAAAAGTCCGCTCCATCGGGCGCCCACGGTTTCGAGATCGCCGCCTCAATTTGCCGCTCCCGTACCGCTCGAAAGTTTTCAAAACCCGTTACCTTCTGCGTCTCGTACGCCGTTTTATAGACGCTATCCGTGTAAACTTCACGCATTAGGCCGCTAAGTTGCCAGCCGTGCGATTTTGCCAGTTTTTCGACGTATTGAGCCGTTTTTAAGTAAATCTCTTGTGATCTCGTCAATCTCACGCGCATAGACGCGTTCTCTAACATTCGGATATGTGCCGGGTCAAGGTCAAGCCGCTTTGCCTCCTTGATAAAGTCCGCCAGCGTCATTTTGAACTCTTTTAGCTCTCGATTGTCTAAAATCCGCCGCGCTTCCGCAAGGCTTATTTTATTTTCTTTCGCAAATCGGTCGTACCACTGCTCGACCTCTGCCCGAAGTTGGCGAAGCGTTTCACGATATACGCGGGCAAGATCCGCGTTAGCCTGTTCAGCCTTTCCCATTTCTGCCGTTTTTAGTCGCTTGAAACGCTCTTCCCAGTAGTTATAAGCCATTTAGCTATTCCTCTGTATTTTCGCCCGTTTCCGTCGGTTTAGCATAGTCTTCAAGGGCGGGTATTGCCTCTGATCTTTCTTTTTCGATCTGCCGCAGCTCGTCGTTCGCGTCGACCGTCCACGGGTGGTTGGCGACAATGGTGCGCATGGACAAAATGCCCACACTGTCGCGGGCGTTGGCGATCGTGTCCGCCTCGTTGATGATGATGTCGCGGTTAAACTTCCACAAAACCGGCTTATGTTTAACGACGCGGAAGCCATCAGCGACTAAACCGACGAAGTATAAAAGCCGATCAAGTGAAACCGAAAATTCAAGCTGCATGCTGTCCGCGTCTAGGTCAATGTCGCTATACATGCTTTTAATGTTCAGTTGGTTAGCATTGCCGCCGAGTCGGTCGTCTTTTGCGTCATAGCCGCGTCCGCATTCGATAATCGCTTTTTTCAATAGCTTGATAACGATTTCATAATTACCCGGATTGACTTCAATCTGGAGCGTATCAACGCCGCCCTCCGCGCCGTCTTCCGTCCGGACAAATACCACCCCGTACTGCGAAAGATTGTGCCGAAACTCGTCGGCCTTTGTGCCGTCGTAGTTTTTAACGACTAAAATCGTGTTGCGGCTATCTTCCTGGATTCTATCCAACACGCCGCTCATCATGTCGTTTAACGCGTCCTGCAACGACTTCACGCGCGCCAATAGCGGCTGTTCGTTGGCGTTATACTTAAACGCTATCAAGGGCAACCGCGCCCAGTTAAAGCCCTTTACCCCCTCCGCGCTCCTATACGTCAAGTAGGTTTCATCTTCGCGGGTAATATCCGGCTCAAGTTTGCCAGCGTCCGTGTAGATGAAGTATTTAACGCCGTCAAGCGTGTAATATTCCACATGTTGAACGGTCTTTTTTTCACGCCCTCTATACTCTTCTACCCCGTAGATACGTATAAACGCGTCCAGCTCTTCGTGCTCTTCATCTTTCCAAAATGGCAATACCTCGTAAGGTTTAAGCCGCTTATATTTCAATTCGCCGTCGGCAACGTAGACGAGCAAATAGCCGATACCGCAATTCAGCGCGTCGACACCGATCGCCCGTATACGCTTGTCAAAAGCCGTGTCGAGGATCGCCGCGACTTTCTCCTTAAATTCCGCCTCTTCCGTCTGCGGCTCAATCGGATTCGCTAAAAGGTAGTTAGCCTTTTGATCGACTAAATTCGCGTACGTGTTATACGTCACCCGGTTATTTGGTAAATTGTGAATTGCCTCCGGCTGCCCGTTTTCGCCGATCGCCGTGCGGACTTTTTCCGCGACATCGTGCGCGCCCTGATAGTAGGCTTCGCCCTCGATCATCTGCCGCCGCTTGTCCGATGTCAAAAAGGCTTTTATCTCTTTCTCTAAAAATTCAACTTCGGTCATTGCGTCGTTGAAAAGCACCGTTTTCTCCTCCCTGACGAGCGACTGCCCGCGCCCGAAGTTTCGCAACGTTTCTAAAATACTCAATTTAACCTCCAAAGCCGACTAGCTCTTTTCCGAGCGCGCCCGCCAGCGCGTAACGCATAGCGTCCATTAAGTGGTTGTTGTCATCTTCCGGCTTACCCGTGTAATCGTCGAATTTATCTTTTGCCCACGCGTACAACGACAACTCGCGCAAGGTATTCACGCAGCGCGGGTGAACGATAATTTGAAAGTTTTGTATCTGTTGAATGCCGTGCCGGATGCTGTCCGGGCCTTTGCGGCTTTTCCGCACTCTCGTCAATCCCGCCCGGCGCAGCTCCTCGATGGATTTAGGCTCTGCGCTGTCCGCTGTGATCTGTTCTTTCGCGTAGCCGCGCGCCTCGATCGCCTTGTAAAGCTCCTGATTCGTCAGCCCTTTTTCGTAAAGTTCATCAAATACGTATATTAGGCGCTTTCCCTTATCCACTAGCCCGCACCATAGCGCCGCCGGGTCGGTGGTAAAACCGAAGTCAAGCCCGAACGCCGCGTTGATTCCTTCCTGATTTCTCAGCGCGTCAATATCAAAGGCTTTTTCAGTCCAGTTATCATAAATAAGCCCTTCGACAATGCCCCAGTCACCGAGCCCCGCCACCCGGTAGCGCTTTTTATTCTTTTTCATTTCCTCAAATAGCGCCAAATCCGACGGGCTCAAAAACTCATTGCATCGGTAATCAGTGGTAAGCGCCAATACCTGAGGGCTTTCCTCGTCGAAAAAGCGCTTTTTCAGCCAGTGGCGGCTACTCCACGGGTTAAAGGTCAGCGTTAACTGTGTAAATAGGCCTTTCGGCAACCGTCCGCGGATCGATTCATCTAGCCTGTTAAAAGCCTCTTCTGATGTAACTTCGTAAGCCTCTTCTATCCACGCCCAGCAAAGCACGCCGCGCGGAACGGATAACGACGTTATTTTTAACGGATCATCGAGCCCGACGAATAATATTTTTTGCCCTGTCGGTATGTAGACGATTTCAAGCGGGCTTTTAGTCGCTTTCCAGTACGGACTAACGCCCAGACGGTCAATCGCCCAGCATAAGTCGGAAAAACACGAATTTTGAAGTGTTCTAAAGACTTTCCGGACAACAACCAAATTCGCCGCCGGGTGCTTCATCAAGTTATAAATGTACCAAAGCGCCGTTGTTTTCGATTTTTTGCTGGCACGGCTGCCCTTGACTACCCGATAGCGCCCGCGCCACTTCCAAAAAGCCCCGTAGCCTTTACCAACTACGTCCGGAAGATAAACGCGCCGCTCATTCATCGAGCTTGTCCTCTCCGGTGATGATGACCGGAGTAACGTTTACCTGTGTCTCGGGCAATGTCATTCCAAGACACCGAGAAAGAATTTCAAGCGCTTTACTCCGGTCTTTAATTGTCGGCTTTCTATTTGTCCGGCTTTCCTCGCCTTGCGGGTTCAGCGCGACGACCTCTTCGCTCATCTCACCGCGGACTATTTCCGTCAACAGTTGCAGCACTTCTTTCGCGTCGGCGACTTTCTCCGCGTCTGCCTTTTCTGTCAGCTCTTCAATACGATTTTTTATATATAGTTTTCTAAGGTTTTCTCTTGCTATTGCCGCGGCTGTTTTTTTGCTGTAACCGGCCGCAATGGCCGCCTGTGTACCGTTGCCCTTAAGGCGTACGTATTCAACCGCGAATAGCTCTTGTTTTCTTGTCAACTTCGCCACGGGCAACTCCTTTCCATTAAAAAAGCGCCCTCTATTGGCGCTCCCGCTTTCTTATATTAATGTCTCCGGTGATCTCGTAACCGGCTAATGCGCAGATCTCTTTTGCTATTCTGATCAGCCGGGCTATTTCTCTTTTTTCCCGATCCACTCGCGCGCACGCTTTGTCGGCCGTCGGGTCCGGATAATGTTCATGATTCATGTTATACCCCTTGCAATAAAAAAGCCGTCCAACCGGGCGGCTCTTAAGGAGGAAACCGTGAACAATACTGTTCTCAAATTTCTCACACTATCATAATAACACGTTCTAATGTAGCATTTTGTAGCAGGTTTTATGAAAAGTGCTTTTTCTGGTACGCGTCAAGCGCTAAAACGTGCAACCGACGCAGAGATTGATGATGATATCCCATCTTATCGGCGACCTCTTCCAAGGTTAGCCGCTCCGTGTGTACGTAATACCAGATTAAAAGAAGTCTATAACGATCATCAGAAAGCGCGTTTATTTTCGCTAAAATTCGGTCTTTCCGCTCATAGTATTCATCTATTGTGCTATCAATCTCTCTTCCCATATCGACCAATTTAGCGGCCGCGTTGGCGATGTCCGATTGACGGGTACCGGATACGGGCTCGGAAAGTGGGCGGGCGAGACTTGTCACGCGGGCGGCTAGTTTCTCTTTTTCCATGATTAACGCGTCGATACGCGCGTTCATTTCGCGCAGTCCCTCAAGCTCCGCCCGCGCTTGACGGTTACTCATTCGCCCGGGCCTCTCTGGCACCGATTGCGCGCTCCAGCGCCGCCAATGCTTCACGCACGGATAGGTCTTGCGGCTCGTCAGACAGTATATCAGACAGTATCGCCGTCACGGACAAACACAATACCGCCCCGGCAAGATCCTGATCAAGCCCCTTATCCGCCGCGTACTCTATCGCTCTAAGGCTTTCGACTTCCTTGTGGTGGTAATCGAGATACCGCTTAATGTACCAACGAGCCTTTTGCAGGTCCTCGAGCTCCGTATCTTTAGACTTTTTACCAGCACGAGAAATATACTTGACCGCATTGCCCAGATGATACCCCAGCCGCCATGATTCGATAGCGTCAATCGTTTCAAATTTCCCGTCCGTATAATGCGCCGGGTGGTTGACTACATCATTAACCTGATCTTTGCTCATGTTATGCTCCAATCTCCGCTTTTACAGCGGCAATTAACGCGTCCTGCCCGATAGATTTACCGGCAAGGGCATTTAATACTCGACTGTCCATTGTGTTTTTTGCTACAAGATGGTGCACGATCACGGGTTTAGTTTGCCCTTGACGGTAAAGACGGGCATTGGCCTGTTGGTACAATTCCAGGCTCCACGTCAGACCGTACCAGACGATCACGTGGCCGCCCTCTTGCAGGTTCAAGCCGTGCCCGGCGCTGGCCGGGTGCAACAATAACATCGGTATCTCGCCGCGGTTCCAGGCGGCCAGGTCCGCCTCGGTTTCCAAAAAACGGGCGTCCGGAAAGGCTTTCTGTAACCGCTCCGCGTCGTGTTGGTACCAGTAAAAAACAATCATAGGCTCGTTGCACTCTTCGCGGATTTCCGCCAGGGCGTCAAGTTTCGCCCGGTGGACTTCATGCACGGCACCGTCTTCGTCATATACCGCGCCGTTGGCCACCTGTAACAGCTTTCCGGTAAGCACCGCAGCATTCGCCGCCGTTACCTCGTTACCGTCAATCTCCGCCACAAAGTCGCGCAACAGTCGGTCATACGTACGTCGGGCGGCCGGCGGCAATTCCACCTCGACCCGGTTCGTCACTCGTTCCGGTAGCGTCAACCAGTCGTCCGCCGTCATCGATACGCATACATCGCCGATATGCCGGTAAATCGCCTCGTCCGCTCCGTCGCGCAGGATCCAATCATAAACGACATAGCCGTTACGCTTACCCGGCTTAAAATACGCGTCACGATACGCGCCGATGGTTTTTCCCAGCCGCGCGCCTTGATCCAACAGGTACATCTGCGCCCACAAGTCCATCAGACTACGCGGGCTTGGCGTTCCGGTTAAAAGTACCAGCCGGTCGATCAATCCCAGCACTTGACGCAGCGCGCGAAAGCGTTTAGCACGATGATTTTTGAAGCTTGACGATTCATCTACTACGACCATATCGAACGGCCAACGCCGCCCGTACAGCTTAACCAGCCAGGGCACGTTTTCGCGATTGATCGTATACACATCAGCGTCCGTCGCAAGCGCCCGCTTACGCTCCGCCTCACTTCCCAATATGCGCGAAATACGCAGATGAAGATGATCCCATTTCGCCGCCTCGTCCGTCCACGTCATCTTGGCCACGCGCAGCGGGGCAATGACTAAACACTTACGCACGGCGAAACGGTCGTTTATCAACTCCTCGACAGCCGTCAGCGTCGATACCGTTTTACCTAATCCCATATCCAGGAAGAGCCCAACCTTTGGCGTGTCTATTATGCGCTGTGTAGCGTACTCCTGGTACGCGTGCGGATCATACTTCATCGCGCCCCTCCCACTCTCTGATCATTTCGTCGATCTCTCCTTTCGTCTTGACCACACGGGCCGGTATCACCAGCCGGGTCAGCTCCTCAATCCGCCGGATCTGTAAAGGCGATACGCGCCCACCTTTTCGCTTCACTTCTACAAAAGCCACGCCGCCGGGGCGAATGACAATCCGATCCGGAACGCCTCGGCGCCCCGGTGATACAAACTTCCAACACAGCCAGCCGCGCTTTTCGCACTCCTTGATCAAGTATCGTTCAACGTCTCTTTCGTCAATCATCAAAACCGCCCCATTCTCAATTACATTTGTCTCGTTGCCGTCGTTGCCATAAAATCGACGATAAATATTATTTACGGTTTATGACGGCAAACTTATACGATATTCATGCTTTTGTTTACATATGCCTTCATAATTCATAAAAAAACTTTTTAGGGTATTTATCGGCAACGATGGCAACGACGATATATTAGACCATATAATACAAAGGTTTTATCCGTTGCCGTCATCGGCAACGACGGCAACCATCGGCAACGACTTTTTGTCAATCTCGTTGCCGACGCCATTGCCGATCGCTTTTTCGTTGCCGTCATCGGCAACCGATTATTTCTCAATACGGACATAGGATCTTTGTTTTCCGTACGGCCCAAAATCCAACTTACCGCCGCCTTCCGCGTACCGCTCCCAGCCGGGCATCGTCATCATGATCTCGTGAATTTCGTTAGCGTCTCGGCGTTGCATTTTACCCTGTGCGCCCTGGAAGCACTCCGTCCAGATCTCCGCGACGCAAACGCGATCGCGCCTGATCTTTCCTTCCACCTTCACGTCCGACGCGCTGTCAAACTGCGTCTGCCGCTGTTCAATGCTCCAGTCGTTCCATTTCTCCGGTAATGGCGTATCCAGGTAAACCTCAACCATGCCCGCTTTGTCGCTTATTTCACGGTGCGCCTGTTGCCGCGCGAAGGCTTCTTTTTCCTCGTCTTCCGTCAAGTAGAGCCGCCGCTCGCCGCTATCCCAGGCGCGGACCATCTCGGCCCATACTTGGTCGATGTACTCCTGGTTAAAGTCATCAAACAGTTTACGCGTATGTCCTTCGTTTACTTCCACCGGCCAAAAGCGCCGGTTGCCGGTCGGGTCTTTTAGAAAATATTGATTATTCGTACTGCCGAAAAAGACGCACTGCCGCGGGTAATCTTCCACGCGGTAACCGTACGCCGGGCGGAAGCTGTCGGTATCTTTAGAGATGTAAAACTTGACCTGCTCGATCTCCATTTTCCGCATGGCGGCAAGCTCGCCGAACTCCAGAATCCACTTACCCTGTAGTTGCTCAAAGCTTTCTTTGCCGCTCATGCTGGTAGCCGAATCCGAGGCCCATTTACCGCCTAATCGCTTAATGAAGTACGATTTACCGATCCCCTGCCCGCCGACGAATACCAACATGTAATCAAACTTGACCCCCGGTTGAAATACGCGCGCGACAGCGGCAAGAAGCATTTTTCGCGTCACCGTCCGGACGTAGGCCGAATCTTCCGCGCCTAAAAAGTCGATTAAGACCGTATCGGCGCGCGGTTCGCCGTCCCACTCGAGCCCCCGCAAATAGTCGCGTACAGGGTGGTAGTGGTGAATATACCGGTACTCCGCCAGTACGTCTTTTAGAACGCTTGGCTTTCGTACCTGGTAAGTCTCTTCAAGCCAATTTGTCAGCCCCGCGTCGTCAGCCTCGCCCCAGTGCTCCGTGCCGACGCCGGCCGCGGGCCGCCATGGTGGCCGCCGAAGTACTTCAAAGCGCGATGAAAAATCGTTATAGATCAGCATGCCGCGCACGTGCGGGTGATGTTCCATAATCAACTTGAAGTTGGCGGCCGTCGGTAACACTCGGGCCTGGCGGTCAAGTGTCAATTTTTTTGCCCAGGACCAGTCTTCGTCGTCGCTAAATTCATCATCAACATTGGCCAGTTGCTCTTTGTGTAGCCGGACCTTGATCCGGCCATCTTCGCGCGCCATGTCCTGCATCGCCAAAAATGACGGTAATTTCGTTGTTACCGTGCCGTCCTTGGCGTCCTCGTCAAGCGCGCCGAATTTATGCAGCCTGACCATATCAAACGCGTTGACCAGGTGCTCACTGCATGGATCCGTGGCGTGGAACGAGTATAAAAATTTATTCTCAAACAACAGCGCGCCACCGGCGGTCGAGCCGTCGGTATACGTGAAGCGGTTTTCTTGCGTTGTCGGCGCGTATACGCCCGGCAAGAATACCTCCATCGCCTCGGTGATCGAATACTCGCGGCAAAATACGCCGACGATCCCGCGCTTTTCGATCGGGTCCTGCTGCTTTTGCGTTAAGCGCTTAAAATTAACCTCGTCTTCGCTTCGCCATTCGCTCATATCTTCCCAGCCCGGGTTGGCGGCGAGAAACGCGTCAACGTCCAAGAGCTCGCCAGCGCGCCGCTGGTAATCCCACACGCCGTCGCTTGCGACCGATGGCCAATACATCAGCCGCTCCGGGGCGTGCGTCGTCTTATCGAAATACCCTACGCCGATATCCGCCGCGATCCGGCGCGAAATAAACGCGAACTCGTCAATCTGCATCGGGCGGCTCGTCGGAATGATTAAGCGGTACCGCTGCGACTGCGCCGTGTGTTTATGCGTCGTGTGCGCCACCCACGCACAGACTAAATGTTCTCTTACCGTGGGTAAAAAGGTATCATCGGCAAAGTCCGCGTCAAGCGTCACGAGTGTTCGCCACGCCATCGCGCCTTTTTTGCGGCGGCTGCCGCGAATGACGCCGCCGACATAGCCGCCAACGTCTTTAATGTCGCCCTGTTCGGCGCGGCTCATTTTAAGGTACGCGCCGATCGTCTCCGCCGTTCGCGTTGGCGCGGCCAGCCGTTCGGCGAGCTCGCCCCAGGTGAAGTCGCGCCCGCGCCACGCTTTCGATTGACGGTTAGAGCCTACGCTAATACGTACGGTATACGCGGCCGCCGGGTCAATCTTTGCGGTAGTATTCGGTCTCATAGCCATCACCTCGCAATCGTAATCCCGGCGCCCAGTCAATCGGTTCCGCCATGATCTCGTTCACCTTTCCCAAAATTCCGCGCGGCCCGTCGATGATGATTTCATCGTGGACATGCGCCACGATCCGGTATCCTTGGCGATCCACTCTGCGCATCGCCTCGCCCAAGCAGTCGCGCGCGATGGCCTGGACCACGTTCTCGGTAAGCTTACCGCCGTACGTGTCCTGCCGCTCCCACTTATTCGTCGCCTGATTAACGCCCATGTACGTAACCGTGTCAATAAACTTACCGAATTTCGCCACCGGCTCAACTGTTGGCTCGGCATAGTACAAACACCGCCCAGACGGCAAAAACACCCGCAAAAAATTGTCTGTTGCGGACATTGTTATACCTTGTCTGATCCGCACCGTGTCGCGCGTTTTAATCGCCATTTTCGCGGCGTCTTCCAACGCCGACCACAGTCGCACGATACGGGGCGATTTCGCCCGCCAGCGCGTGATAATATCTTGTAGCTCACTATCGCTTAAGCCCATTTTGTCGGCGCCCATCGCCTTTAACGCGCCGACGCCGCCGCCGTACCCACAGGCCAGCTCCGCGACCTTGCCTTTTTGGCGAAGTTCGCTGCCCTTCGTAATAGATTCCATCGGTACATGAAACATTTGCGCCGCGGACGCTTCATAAATTTTTCCGTGCGTCGCAAATACCTCATTTCGCCAGGTCTCCCCGGCTAACCAGGCAATGACGCGCGCCTCAATCGCGGAAAAGTCAGACACGGTCAAGACGTTACCCGGTGACGCGACTAGCGCCGTGCGTACCAGCTGCGACAGCGCCACCGGCAATGGCATAAACCACGCCTCGACCATATCCGCGTCACCTTGCCGCACTAATCGGCGCAATAGATCTAAGGGCTCGATCGAATTGCGCGGCAAATTTTGTAATTGTACCAGGCGACCGGCAAAGCGCCCCGTCCGGTTCGCTCCGTAAAATTGGAACAGCCCCCGGATCCTATCGCCCTCACCCGCGACATCTTTCATTTTTTGGTACTTCGCAACGCTCGTTTTACCGAGACGCTGCCGATATTGCAGGGCTTCTTTTACCGGCGCGGGCGTCGCGTCATCGTGGATCAGTTCCGCCACCACGGCTTTGGTAAGCGACGGAACAGCGCGCCCTAATTGCTCTTTTAGCCACTCTTTCATCTGCGATACCGACCCCGGGTTAGAAAGCCCGGTTAGCTGCTGCGCTTTCGCAAGTGTCGCCGCGGCCGATGCCGTATCGTCGGCGATCGCCGCCTCCACAAAGCCGCGATCAATGCGAACGCCCGTATCGTTTATTTTTTGATCCAGCACGTACAGCTCCCGCTCCGCTTGCGTATATTCGATGTAGTCCAAGCGTTCGCGAATTTCCCGCTCCGCCTCGACGTCACGGGCGCAGTACTTCTTAAACATCGCCCAATCCTCCGGCGCGTCAGCGGGCCGCCAGCGCGTCCGCTCTCCGTTCGCCCGGCTCGGCTTACAAGGCATACAGAACTTACGAATTAGCCCCGCTCCCTCGTCCATTTTCTCTTTAGCGATACCGAGCGCCGCGCCCGCCCCTTTCAGTGATGACGGTAGCCCCGCCGTTAATGCGCGCACCCGTGTACAATCCCACTGCTCCGCGGTTAGCGACAGATGAAAGAAATGCGATAGGCATACGCGCTCAAAATTAGCATTAAACGCGGCTTTTACGACTTCCGGATCCGTTAACGCGTTGAACACGTCACCGGGCAAAGCTTCGCCGGCGGTAAAGTCTATTATTTTAACCGGATCACTTCCCCAGGCGTACGCGAATAATAACACTTCAAAATCGGGGCTTTCCGCATACTTGTATACGCCGACCTTTCCCAAGTCCGCGCCGGAGAAGGTCTCAATATCAATTGATAATTGCTTCATCGTTTCTCCCTTGCGTATAAAAAGGGACGGGCGCAGTGCCCGCCCCTGTAATCTTCATTAGCCCCACATATCGTCGGCATCGTCGAGGTCGTCAAATTCGGCTTCCACGTTCACCGGCGAGACGCCGCTCAACGGTTCGCCGTCACGCAGTAATTGAACGGCCCGCAGTCCGGTTGTCACGCCGCGGTTGCCGTGCGAATTATACGAAAATACATCAATGGAAACACGACCATAGCAGCCGCTATAAATCGCGCGCGGATCCAGGATCTCCTGTTTATTTCGGTCGACGACGATAACCGGATCCTTGGACGAGGCGTTAAAGAAGTAGTGCCCCGCAAATTCCGGGTACTGATCGGCCTTTTCCTCGTCGCCGTCGCGTAAAAAGGTCACTTCGCCGCGTACGCCTTTCAGATTCTGTTTGCCCTTGTCGCTACGCTTGACGGCTTCAATCGCCTTTGCGATTTCCGCCAGGGTCTTTGTGTCGCTTTTCGGCACTAATACCATTACCGAGTATTTCGGCGGGTTATTTTCGAAAGAGTGCGGCTCGAAAACGTGAACGAAATTAAAACGAACTTCTCCGGTAGTTAAACGTGTGCTTTTTGACATTTGAATATCCTCCTTAAAATTCATCAATAATATCTTCTATACTTTTCCATTCCGGCCGCTTATCGCTTTCGGGCACTAGTGTCGGCGCCCCTGCCGGTGTTTCCACGTAGGCGTCGGCCCATGCGGCAAAATTCTTTTTCCCAACTACTTTTTCAAGCTTTCCGATAGTCAGCAGCTTACGCGGCGCGATATCGTCGAGCTTTTGCCGGTGGCGGCGCAATTCGGCGAGTAGGCCTTCCTCGTCGGTGATCTTCCGGCGCCGTTGGCCTTCGACCAATTTATAACCGGGCCATTTCTTACCCTTAACGGCTTCTTCCTGGGCCCAGGTGTAGACATCTTTAGCCCATTGTGCCAACTTATCGGCTAGTGGGATAATCTCCGCGATCTCTTCATCAGTCAGCAGCGACGGATCGTCAAATTCATGTACGAGTAGCTTTTTGTACGCCTCCGCCCGTGCCCGGCACTGCACCCGGGCTTTGCACCAGCGGCAATGATCACCGGGGGCAAATTCGCCTGTGCCGGTGGCGGCTGCTTTAGCGCGCGGGGCCACATAATCGCGCCCCCAGGCGATCAGGTCTTTTACCGTCACGGTCTCCTCACTGATCCGATCCAGGCGCGGCTGGAATATTACCATGCGGATTTTTTCCGGCTCGTACAGCCAGCCGTACTCTTCGTATGCGCCCAGCGCGTACAGCCTTAGCTGGCTGTTGTTTTCCGCCGAAACGGCTACGCCCTTACCATATTTCAAGTCAATAATCGTCAAGGTATCCGCGTTCGTGATGACAGTATCGGCGGTGCCGAAACCGTCCGGCACGTACTTTGAAAAGTCAACGCGGGTCTCGGTAAACAGTTTCGTCGCCGCGTCGTTCTTGCTCATCGCGTGAAACGTTTCTGCGACAAAATCCGCGTAAGCGTCGGTGCAGCGCTCCATCTCCGCCCCGTAATACTCCGACTCTTTAATCCGGGCGAGTTCGTCCGAGTCGTCGTTATCCAGCAGCCGCGCGTTTAGTTTGTATTCCGCCAGCGCGTGGGCGGCTGTTCCTTCTGCCGCATACTCCGAGGCGGGCTCTTCCGGATACTGCGCTTCAAGCTCCGGCGCGGCTGTACAGGCAAGCCAGCGTGCGCTGCCCGATGCGGATAGCGCCGCGTGCGCTCCGGGGCCGCTCATGCCAGCGCCTCGGCTCGTTCGATTAATGCCGCGTAATCTTTCGGCTTAACTTGTGACAGCTTCGGCGCGTACTCTTCGAGTAAAGCCTGTACTTTATCTTTGCCGACGCGATCCATTGCCGCGCCGAACGCCGATCTCACGTCCTCGGCGGTGGCGGCTGGTTCAGAAGCTTTTTTAAGCGCTTTTTCAGCGGCTTTTATCTCTTCCAACGTCCTCGGCACTTCCGCGCCATTGGCGGCTGCTTTTACCGCGGTATCAATCGCGACTGCTTCGCGCGTCGATTGCTTTGCCTGTTGGGCGTTCAGCCACGCGCCGTATAACAGCCCTTGCATTTCTGCTACAACCTCGAAGGCGTTAGCGCCTGTGATTTTAATTTCAATCATTGGTCATTTCCTCCTAAAAGTGGTAAACTAACTATGAAGTGTTTTTCTTAGCGCCCGTTGCCGCGGGCGCCTTTTTTATGCTCGCAATTCATCTCGTCACCTCCTCAAGGTCAACACACAGGCTCATCAGCACGCCCCCACCGATAATCGCGCCCCAGCTTTTAGCTAGATACTTCAACGCCACCGAATAATCGACGTATAACGCTACGTCAGCCGTGATTAAATTCACCGCGCCTATCAGCATAAGCGCCCCGCCGATAGTTGCCCCGATAGCCCGCCAGTTTTCATGAAGGAAAAGCAGCACGCATATTAGCTTTTGAACGGCGGTCAATTTTCTACGCCTTTTCATTTCTTTTCACCTCTTTCATCGCCTTTATACGAGATCCCACGGCGTTCGCATTCGCTTTTTATCACCAGCATTACGGAAGTCACCGCGCCGATGAAAAACGCGCCAAAGACAAGCAGAATAAAAATCAGATCCAGTAGCGACAGCGTCATTTTTCCAGCCTCTTTTTAGCCTTTAGACTTTGCGTCGCTTGCAGGTATTCGATGAACGCGCCCGCGTTGATAAGCCGCATGCCCGGATAGCTGATGATCATATCGTCATATTTCCCGCTCGCTTCCATCATTGCCGCATGTTCTCGGATCTTTGTATCGCCGAGGCCTACGAATTTTTTTAGCCCGCTAGTCTTGCACCATGTATCGCTTGCGGAAATAAGCACCGGACCATCTATCAGTTGAACATCTGCCATTTTTTTACGCCTCCTTTCTATCGCGAATGTACGCGCCGATTACCTTTGAGAAGTAATTAGAAAACCAAATCGAAAATGTATTATCGCCGCGCCTATGATGTGATTTCACGCTGTTGAATGGCTTTCGAATGGTAAGTTTATCTTTAGCGCAGATATTAACTTCCGCCAGTTCCTTCAAAAAACGCCTGTTTTCAGCCCGAGTATATTCTCCCCCGCGCCAAGCGTTCACTTCCTCGTTAAAAACATCAATTCCTACGAGCGTCCCTGGTCCCGCTTGCGCTATACGCCGTTCAATCTCCGACAACACGTTCTGCTGATCTTCCCGGAGCGACGCTTTCACAGCTTGATACATCTTCCATTGTTCGGCTGCTGCCGTCATTTGTTTTTCGCCCCCTCAACTCTTTTTCTTAAACACAACCTCAATCCCCAGTGCTGAACATATCCGCTCTACCGTGCTGATCATAGGAGAGTGCATTTCCAGCTCCAACTTTGAAATCATCTCCCTTGATAGGCCGCATTCTTTCGCCAGCCTGTACTGTGTCCACCCTTTTTCATTTCGCGCCTTTTTCATCACGTCTACAAAATGTTGTGCCATATAACACTATCGCCCCCATATCTTGTGTAATTTGTTTGACTATTAAACTATTTTGAGTTATAATCGCCTTGGATAGGTTTACAAATCATTTTTTTCAGAAAGGGTGTGCAAACTATGAGGCGTGATTTAGATTTAATTCGTCAAATGCTACTACTTATAGAGGAACAGCTCCCCAACGGCAGCGGTATGTGCGTTGCTGATTTTGCAAGCCTGAATGATGACACCGCGGCCATCTGTTTCCATTTGGAACTGCTATATGAATCAGGCATGATAGAAGCTATCCCTATATCGGCGCTCGGTATTCACGACTACCGTGTTGAACGCCTTACCTTTACAGGTTGTGACTACCTCGATGCCGTCCGCGATGACAATATTTGGCACGCCACCACAGAACGCCTGAAAACCGTCGGTTCTTCTGCAGGTCTCGAAGTTGTAAAAAGCCTTGCAAATAACCTTACTCGTGCTGTTTTAGGAATTTAAGTTCTTTTGCCACAACCCGAGCAATTGTTTCATCCAGCTCGGCGTACATCTTGCGTATCTCCTCCGACTTGCACAAGGGCTTAAGTCCCGCCCCCGCTTCATGCCAAAACGTAAGCAGTTTGCGTATACGTTCCAGCGCAATTACTTTCTCGTTCATGTCTCGTCTCCTTTATTTGTTCTACATGTTGAACGTTCAGGGTAAAAAAATATCCCTCGAATGCGGATGCAAGGCTTGCGCAATTTTGTTCAGCGTCTTTGTTGTTGTAACTACCTCTTCGCCGCTCTCAAGCTTTGCGATTGTTGTGCGCGACACTTGCGAGCGGCGCGCTAATTCTTCTTGTGTCAAGTTAAACTGCTCTCGTAATTCTTTAATCGAAAACATGTTCTCACCCCCTCTCCTGTTTTGTCTTACATGTTGAATTATACAATGCATTTTTTATCGTGTCAAGCATGTTGAACAAAAAGTTGATTTTTTTGTTCGTTATGTTGTACAATGTACATGTCAAAGGAATATACATAAATAGCAAGAAAGGAAAACGGCATGAAACTAGGAGAGATTATTAAAATATTTCGGGAAGCGCGCGGCCTTTCTCTGGACGACTTCGCGAAATTATCAGGGCGCTCCAAAGGATATATTTCATATATCGAGCGTGGCATTAACCCCCGCTCCGGTCAACCGATCAGTCCTACAGCTGATACGCTGCAGGCGCTTGCGCAGGCAATGGAAATAAGTACTAGCGATCTGTTTGATATGCTTGATGACGATCAAACAATCACATTCAAAGAAAATACCGGTAGCCACAAAGCGTCATCAATTCCAGACGACCCTAATGTTTTCGTTCCTAAATTAAAAAAAGTCCCCTTATTGGGGACAACTGCTGCCGGCGAACCGATATTGTCGGATGAATATTTTGAAGGCTATGTCGGAACAACGGCAAACGCCGATTTTTGCTTGCGCGTTCACGGCGACAGCATGACCGGCATAGGCATTTACGACGGCGATATAGTTTTTGTTAAGTCGCAAAATGAGGCGGAATCCGGCCAAGTGGTAGTCGTGCGCATCGACGGCGACGCCGTTACTCTTAAACGTTTCTATCGCCACGCCGGAAGCGTTATTTTACAGTCAGAAAATCCCGCTTATCCGCCTATGATTTTCAACGCTAACAACTGTGATGATTTCCGTATATTAGGTATTGCCGTCATCAAGCAGAGTATTATTCAATAAATTACATAAATTAAAAGCGGAGCGCTGGTAACGCCCCGCAGAGAGACGCGCCCACCGTGGCATTAGGAGATGACCATAACGGCGACGCGGACAGTAAAACACGCCCGAAAAGGGCTGTTTTCTGTATGTTTAATTATATCATAATAAGGAGGAAAAGCCATGTATATCGAGGAACGGAAAACGAAAAGCGGCCGCACGTCGTATCGTGCCGTCGAAACGTACATTGACCGACTAACCGGAACGCGTCGGCGCGTGTCGGTCACCATGGATAAAAAGACGAATGCGACCATGAAATGGGCAACCGCCGAATTACAAAAGAAGATTGATGAGGCGCAAGAAACGAAAACGGTGAAAAATATCACGCTTGCGGAGTTATTAAAAGAGCATGCGGAGTACCGCCGCCCCGATGTTAGACCGTCAACACAGCGCGCGCATGCGGATTCGATTAAGCGGCTTGTTAAGATATTTCCCGACGGGCTTTTAATATCCGCCATTACCCTGTCCGTTGTGCAAAGGTCTTTTCTTAAAATGCGCGACCTGTCCGGCGTCACTGTCAGCATGACCGCCTCATTTTTTAAGCAGTCCATGAAGTACGCTAAACGCATGAAGTATATTGAAGATATAAGTTTTATTCATGAAATGACGGTTTCCGGACGCGCTAAAACCGTTGACGATGTGAAACGCGCGCGGGAAAAGTTTTTGACGCGGGAAGAATTGGCGGAAGTACTTCAAAAGGTGAACGAAGTAAAGCCGAGATACGCCCTCATGCTTGAATTTATAGCGCTTACCGGCTTACGCGCCGGCGAATGCTCCGGTTTGCGTTATCAAGATTTTGACGGGCGAAATATTGATATTAACGGCACGATCACCCACTCCATCCCGTTTTCTGACAAAGAAATAAAAACGCCACCCAAAACGCTGTCGTCGTTCCGGACTGTCGCCCTCAATAATCGAGCCATTGAAATTCTAAAGCAAGTCCGGATTGAAAACATGAAATCGGCGGCCGCATGGGGGAGACGAAAATATACGGAAAAAGGCTACTTCTTTACATCGTCGACGGGCAACCCTATCCGCTTTTCCGACATAAACCACACGCTTCGCTCGCTTAAATTGCCGCGCCATGTCACGACGCACGTATTTCGGCATACGCATATATTTTTATTGGCGGAGTTAGGCGTTCCACTAAAAACGATCATGGAACGCGTCGGGCATATCAATCCGAAAACGACGCTAGCCGTTTATTCGCACGCCAGCGAAAAAATGCACCGCGACGCTGCCGACAAGCTCGACGAGATATCAATGTAGCCGTGGGGGAACAATGGGGGAAAATTTAACGATGAAAACGAAACTGCAACGATGAAAGCGAAAACACAAAAGCCTATAACGGCGGGCATTGCGACGATTATAGATCTTGTACGATGAGAACAAAAACGGCAGTGTTTATATATTAAATATATAAAACACAGACAAAAGAACGCCCGTAAATAGGCGTTTGTTGCAGTTATCATGCCGCCGTGGGGGAACAATGGGGGAAAATCATTTCAATTCAAGCCGACAACAATAGGCTTTATGCGTCATAACGAACACGTTAAAAAGTTTTTTGAAAAATCTTTCATTTTCTTTGACTTTTCGCTTGACAAGTCATAACGACTGCGTTATACTTTAATCAGAAAGCGGGGAGAGAGACACGCTAGAGTAAAAAATTTAGGAGGAACAGAAAATGACGACCATTAAAATTAACGAACAAGCAAACGAACAGAAAAAACCATTTTTTAATCAAATGCACGCGGAGTTCAAAATGATTGATGAAACGACCGCCACGGTTAGCGGCTTTGCAACCATCAAATTTGATTATGACGTTGAAGATACCGACCAAGTTAAGACGGAGCAAGAAATCGCTGCCGATATTTGCGAACGCCACACGAACATTCAAATTATGCAAGCGTTAGCACTCATGGATTATAAAAAGGTAGATGACCTCGATAAGCTGCCGAAATATATCGACGAATATAACCGTTCGCTGAAAAGCGGAGAGCCGATGACCTTTTACCCGTTCGCAACGAACGAAAAAGAATTGCGCAGATATTTAGAAGATGAATTCGTCACCGGAGATGTTGATGAACACTTGAAAGAGTTCGGCGATCAGTATATTTATAGTCCGCTCGGCGCGTTATTCTTGAATCGTTGATCGCCATGTTGATTGATGAGGTATTGACCGCTAAAGAAGCGGAGGATCGCTGGAAATTAGCGCCGGGGCAAATCCGGCAACTGATCTTTCAAACGCCGGACAGATTTATGAAAGGTGAAATCAGAAAATCAAGCCGTATCTGGCTAATTACAAGAGACGCCATGGTGAGGCATTTCGGCAAAGAACCGGAACAATAAAAAAAAAGCGGAGCGGGCAAAATGCCTGCTCCTTTTTCATTTAACACATCTCTAAATCAAACGCTACTTGAAAGCTACTCGAAAGCTACTCGAAAGCTACTCGAAAGCTACTCGAAAGCTATTTTACCGCCGCCGCAATTACCGCGGCTACTGCTATAATCTGCCACGCGCGTTTTTTTCGTTCAAGGCTCGTTCGCTTTTTCAACTCTTCTTTTTTCCACCGCATCAACGACTGCTCTGATTCTTTCAAGGCTTGCTCTGTCCGCGTTAAGGATCGCCGCTGCTCGATCTGCAACATCTTCAACTGATTTATTTCCGCTTTCAATTCGTTGTTGCTCGTGTTCAAGCCGGTTGACGCTTTCTTCAATTCGTTTATTAGCTTCTGCCGCTCGTTCGTTCTCTGTTCGAGCGCGTTCAATTCTGACGTTAGTGTCTGCCATTCCGTCTCCGTTAACGTCACCGGAGCCGCTTTCACTGAAAAGCCACCAAATAAAAATGCCGCCAATAATAGCGGCAATAAGAATAAAAATAACCTTTTTCTTTGCAATCGTTCTCACCCCTTTTATAGTATGTGTAATTTATTCACATACTATATATAGATAAAAGCAAAAAAGATACCTAGCCTAACTTCGTGAAAATGCTACTTTTTACGAAGTTCAATACTTTAGCTTCGTGAAAACACCAATTTTGACGAAGTTAAACATTTGCAAATTAAAAGGACTTGCGTACTCATCCATGTAGGCAAGTCCCCGCGGCTCTCCCGTAGGTTTACCGCTGTTCAATTACATTATAGCATATTACGCACAAAAAAGACCTTGCCGCTCGCGTAGATAAGCAAGGTCTTCGCGACTCCTCGCGTAGACTTGTCGCTTTCACCTGCTCACATTTTAACACACTTTGAAAAAGCGATGCCCTAAATCAAAAATACAATTTCGCCAACGAAAAATACATGATTTTTCCTGATTAATGTTTTTGTTGCTCATTCGCTTAAAAACGTCACCAAAATAGGCGTGTTTTACAGGCTTTTATTCACCGCTTGGCATAATCAGTCACGCCGCGCGCAATCGCCGCAGAAAAGGCGTTTAACTGCGTTTTCAGAAGTTCGAGGTCGTTTGCGTTGTCGATGAACGCTAATTCGACTAAAACGGCTGGCGCATTGGTTCCGTTCAGCACCCAAAGGCGGTCTCTTTGCTTAATTCCACGGTCAAGCGTATCAATCGAATTAATAATCTGAGATTGGATACAGTCGGCTAATACTTTTCCCGCTTCCGACTTGTAAAGCGTTTCCGTTCCGCGCGCCATCGTGTTAAACGAGTTGCAGTGAATAGAAATAAAAACATCCGCTTCCCACGCGTTGGACGTTTCGCATATTTCGCTTAAGCTGTCCGACTGGAGCATGGCAGCTTTGCACCCGGCGGCGATGAGATAATCTCTTACCTGCTCGCCGCAGGTCAACGCATAATCACATTCGCGATCACCAGTAACCGGATTGACCGCACCCGGATCCGGCACGCCGTTCGGAGCATGACCCGGATTAATAAATACTTTCATCGTTCATTCTCCTTTCACATTTTTATTTTCTTCTCGACTTTATCTTTCACAAGTTCCAGAAAACGACCCATAGCAACGTTGCCGCCGTCTCTCATGTTTTCAAGAATAGATAAAAACTCAGACGCGCCTAAATACATCCACACGAGATTAACGGCGAATCCTGCGCCCGTCATAAAGTCCCAGCAGAAACCAGCCGCCGTGGCTATCGTGTAGGTCAACAGCTTATAAAAAAAGCCGTTCCGACAAAAGCGTGATGACACACGCCCCTCGGCGAACGCGACCGGAATAGCTATCCACTTATCAAATCCGGATATGTTCTCCGGCTTCGCCCCTTTTTCAATGAGCATTTGATATGTGATCGCGCTCCATTTAGTAGTGAGATCGATCAGTACTAATAAAATAAACACGCCCAGCACTTGAACGTGTTTTAAGTGAATCAACCAAATAGCGCCGCTACCTAAGGCGGAAAAAAAGGACTTCACCCACCACGCGTCAGCTAAGCGCGTCATTGCCTCCGCTACGCCTTGGATTATTTCATTCATCTCTTTAACCATAATTCGCCCCATTAAAAAAGCACCCCAAAGGTGCTAAATAAAATTTATTTAGTCATTAAAAATTATTCGGCAATGTCGTATAGTCTATGTCGATAGCATGTGCATTGATTTCAGTTGACCAAGATATGACTACAGACGTGTAAAGCCTTTCGCTACTTAAAACTTGAGCACCCAGGTCACCTTGCATACTCTCTATATAAAATATACTCATATGTTTTTCGTTGGCATACTTTTCTATCGTAATGTAAAGATGCCACCCAGGAGTCACCCTTGCGTATGTATCTTTTCCGTTCCACGTTAATTTTAACGTCTGTGCGTTTAGCGGGATAAGAAAGTCGTTTTGCCCGCTATCAAACGTTTGCGTTCCAGCCTCAACGTTTTTACTCTCCGTTGCCGCCGTGACGGTTACCGCCAAGTCCCCTGTAAGCGTTGCGCTTGTTGGCGAAACCGCGCCCTCAATATAACCAGTTGCTCCCCGTGCGCTAAACGTAACATTACTGCCTTGTGGTGCGTAAAAATCGCTTGTGTATGTTTGACTTCCGACCGTTGCCGTGACTGTTTGATGAGCCGTTCTCGGCATGGTCACTTTCCATTGCCAAGTCGGTATGCGCCGCGCCAATTCTTGAAAGTCAACGCTTTCGCCCTTAAGTTGATATCTCGCATCGCTTTCCGCCCTTGTATATATGTCCGTTTGCCCAGGTTCGCCCGGCGGACCTTGCGGACCACGTTCACCTTGCGGGCCTCTCGGTCCTTGCGCCCCCCGTTCGCCTTTATCTCCCTTTACTCGACCTAAAAGTATACGCATTAAATCTCCTCCTAAACGACTTCATAATAAAGGTTGCCGTCGCTATCCAAAGTAAACGTTACTTGCGGAGCGTCGCCTTTATCGCCTTTCACGCCCTGCTCGCCTTTCGGACCTGCCGGACCTTGCGGGCCACGCTCGCCAGCCGGACCCTGCGCCCCATCATTACCCGCCGGGCCTTGAATGCCTTGTTTGCCTTGCTCGCCGCGTGGCCCTTGAATACCTTTCGCGCCGCTTAGGTCAGTTAGAAACGTATAAGCCGTTTTGCCTTTCGCATACATTTTGGAGTTATCCGGATCATCGACGTTTTTTGTTGAAATTAAAACGACAGCGCCCTCTTCTAACCCGTCACTCGTAAAAGCCGCGTTCATTTCGCTAACGCTTGAATATACTTTTGAAAAGCGGAACGGCTTACCCGGATCACCCTTAACGCCTTGAATGCCCTGTTGGCCGTCTTTGCCCGCCGGCCCCTGTAAGCCTCGTTCACCTTGCGGACCTTGCAGCCCTTGCGGACCTTGATCTCCTTGTGGGCCTCTGTCGCCTTTCGGTCCGGTCTCACCTTTCGGTCCGGGTATGCCTTGAATACCTTGCAGCCCCTGCGGCCCTTGATCGCCCTTGTCGCCTTTCGGTCCTTTGATATTGCCTAAATGCTTTCTAGCCATTTTTTACGCCCCCTCAATATTCATCAACGTATAAATCGCCGCTTTTTTCTAAATAAAATTCAGGAGTTTTCCCGATAGGTCCTTGTGGACCTGCCGGTCCTGCCGGTCCTTGTGGTCCTGCTGGTCCTTGCGGCCCCCGTTCACCTTTCGCGCCGCGCTCGCCAAGCCCCATAACCAGCGGGCGAGTGATGTCAACATCAACCGTCAGCCTTTCGTTTAAGATATCGCCCATAATGACCCCCTTCTAGTCTCTTCCGAGTGCGATCCAGTTTCCGCTAGGACCGGGATTATTATCGCCGCTGTATTGAACCTTAAAGTTGTAGGTCGAAAAACTCACTACATGAAAGGTGCCGTTATCTTCTATTACGTTAGGTGTTCCAGCCGGGCAAGCAATAACCGTAAAAACAGACGAAAAACTGCGGGGATAGCTCACGGTTGTGCTCCCTTGCCGCCCAACTTGCGGAATTTCGCCCCATTGAATAAGAAAGCCGCCCGGCTGTTTAGCATATCCGCTCGACCACCCAGCATAAATATCGAAATCATCTTCATAAACAATTCCAGACGGTAGCCGCTCTTTGTCAAATCGGCCATTATAGCCAAGCGTCGCGATTTTGCTTTGCGTCGTGCCGATCCGGCTATTCGGGATAAAGTCTAACAAGCCAACGCGCGTGTTTAGATCGTCGAGCCGTTTTTTTGTTGTCGCTAGCGTAATGTCAGGGTCATCAAACCAGCGCGCCCGACCCGTGATCGCCTTAATTCTGTTAGCCAAGCCGTCTAAAAGCCCGCGGATCGTGCCGTTGTTGCCTTTTGGTGGCGTATCGTCGGTTACATTGTGCGCCATAACTTGGTGCGCCGCCGGATCGCCATCATGGTCGCCGATGGAAGACGTTACGATGACGCGCGCTTGCTCTTCCGTAATGCCGAGTTGGATCGTCGGTGTAACCGTTACATTTTCCGCGCCCGTGTACGCCAAAATAACGTCAACACGCAAAACCTTGTACTGTGCCGACTGTGCGGGGATATTTTCCAGCGTGTCGCTTTCAACGACAGCATACGGTGTTTTAATTTCCGCGCCCGCGTCAAGGCGGCCAAAAAGCGCAATTCTATTGAACGTTTGTTCGCTCTGCGCGCCCTTGTTGTCGATCTGCAAAGTGACGATAACCGCTTTGTCCTTTTGTTTAACGCCCGCAATATCAAAGGTTACGGGCATATTGTCTAATGTTAAATTGTCGCCCGTGCCGCCTTTAGCCGCCCAAATATCAATGCGCTTTTTAGCCGCCACCGCCTCCGCGTTTAGCTTTAAGCCATCATCGGTAACGCGCGTTTTACTCCATGTCGCCATGTTCAGCCTCCTATCGTGATATATTCGTAAGTTATAGCCGCCCCGCCGTGCCTGATCGCCGTTGTGACCGCGTGATCGGTACGTAAGTTAAGCGTTAAATTAGCGGGCGTAACCTGCCGCGCATACGTCGTTAAAAAGTCCTGGTCGATATTTTCGCCCGGCGCGATACTCAGCCACTCCGCGTAATTGTCATGATCGACGCTTACGGTAACCACGCCTTCGCCGAAAGTGGCGTTTAGCATTTTTTGAAAGTTGCGGATCGTATACGGTAACTGCGCGTTGATTTTCGCTAAAATCTGCTGCCGCCGTTCCTCAAGCGTTGCCCCGACGGCGGGCGTAATATGTAACATCTCTTCCCAACGCCGCGCGCCGCGATCGTCGATATCGTAAACGAACGTATTCAAGGCGTTACCAACCAGATTTTGAATAACAATATCCAGCTCCGGCTCGACTATGTCCGCATAGGCGATAAACTCCGCCGCGTTAGCGAGTACGTCGGGGAAGTATCGCCGAATACATGCCGCCCGTAAATCAAGCGACTTGCGAAGTGTATCAGCCATAGTTGACCGCCCCCAACACGGCGAGCTCATCTGTTCCTAATTCAAGGTTACGCGTTGATCCGTTTAGCGTCGTGCCCTCCACGTCGAGCACGCCCGGCACGTCTAAAATCGCGCTCTCAATGTGGGCAATACGCACGACTAAACCCGTATTTTCAAAGCGTTTTGTCGTTACTGTCTGCGTGTTCCGCCAGCCCTTATTTAAGCCCGCTAAATAATCGCGGATCGCGCTCTCAACTGTCGGCTTTAACTCTTCCAGCGCCACCCCATCGCGGGGGGATATTTTAATATTGATATTGATCGCCTTGTCGGTCGTTCCCGCCACGGTCACATAGTGGCCTATCGGCGCAATGCCAACGCCTTTTTGTCGGTACGGTTCGGGATCAATTTTTTCTTGTACCTGCGAAATAAATTCAGCTGTTGGCGTTTTGTTTTCCGATGTGCAAAATACGATTTTAACCGTGCCGCCACCGTTCCATACCGGATAAACCTTAACGCCGCCAACGCCCGAGATCGCGCCGACCTTTTCTTTGTAATCAGATATATTTCCGCCGTAAGATTGAAGGTCAAAAGACGCCAAAAAGCGCTCGCGGAAAACCTCCGTGTCCTCATCGTCGACGGCGGGCACGGTTACCTCCGTTATTTCCGCTACCCGTAGCCCCATGTTGAAGTCAATCGGGATCAGTCGCCCGTCTTGCCGGTTGCCGTCACGCCCTGCCGTTTCGCATTCAAGCAGCATGTAACCGTCTTTTTTAACCTCAATAACTCTGTAATTCAATTCATCACACGAGAAGCGCGCACCCACAACAACACGCGCCGTGACCGGCTCATATTTCCCTTTAACGACCGCTTTCGTCGCCTTATGAGGGATAACGCCCCGCTCCTTTGCGCGCTCAATCAGAAATTCACGATCTGCCGTATCCGCGAACGTGTTTTTTAAGTAGTAATCAAGCGCCGCGTACAATAACTCAATTTCGATTGAAACGGGCGCCGTTGCGTCAAAAATAATGCTGCCTTCCCGCTTATCAATGCCGGCTTTTACCGCGTCTAACATGCGTTTTCTGACGGTTTCCGCCGTTTGTTTTTCATACACCGACGATCACCTCCTTGTCTGCGTCAAATGCGCCGTAAATGGTATGTACGACGAATTTCGCCGTTACATTGCCGGACTTATCATGTTTTAGGTCGAAACGGTCAACATCGGTGATCCGGTCATCGACCATTAACGCCTCCCGAATGCGTCGGGGGATCTCCGGCAATACATACGGTAAGGGCAAGCCGAATAAGCCCGTTAATTCGTGACCGTAATCCGGCGAGTAAATAATGTGCTTGTAGCGCTCCGTGTTCAGGATCTTGTAAACCGCTTGCTTTACCGCCTCGACTTCGTCAGTCAATGCGCCGTCGACCCGTTCCGCCTCGATCTGCATTCTGTACGTCGCATGCGGCGGAGTGGCGTCAATGCCGCGCGCGACTGATATGTTGTTAAATTCATCGGGTAAAAGCCCCATTATGACCACTCTCCCGTCAGTTCCGCATGCTCCGCCACGCGGCAAAGAACATAAAAAAGCTGTCCGCCGGCTTGCCGTAACATGATGACCTTTTCGCCGTTTTTCAATCCGTTATGCACGGTGATTTTCTTTCTGCCGCGGTAAGCGTGCGCGTGGCTTTCATATGACGCGTCACCGCTGCCGCCGCCTTTCGTTTCCGTCATATGTGATACGGAAATGTCCACCTCATAATCTCTGACCATATCGGACAACATAATAAAATCAGCGTCTAACGTTCGTTTATCGTCAATCTTAATCTCGAGCGGATCGCCAGACGTAACCACGCCAAAAACAAGATCCGACGGCTTACCCGCCGCCGTCGTCTGTGCAACCATTGCCCGAATCAAATTCGCGGGGGATTCATTCAGCATTAATAACGCCCCCTCTCAACGTTAAATTCATTTGATGGTCACGATGATAAAAGCTGTGCGTTACCTTTGTTACTAACATTTTTTGCGCGATCTCCACGTCGCCCAATTCAAGCGAAACGGCTATAAGAGATCCGGCGCGAACGCGGATGTCACCCGCCGCGCCGTCGATGGATAATTTCCGCCGGACGACGTTATGTTGCGTGAGTAACTGTTTCGCGAGCTCTTGCGGGCTCTGCGCATTCCGATCCAGCTTTTCGTACATCTGCAGTACGCCCCATTGCTTTTTTGCGTCAGATTTTGCGAACTCATCAGGCGTCATCGGCGCGTAAAAGGCTTTATGTTCGCCGCTTTCCTTATCTTCCGTGACCAACTTAACCAAGTTGTAGGTATCGTTATCAATGCCGCTTTCATAGGCGAAATTCTGCGCCGTTCGGTTATTGATCAGGATCGGCACCCATAGCGCCGTCGGCTCTTTTAGCGTCAGCTTTCCGAAGTCGTCGAAAAGTACGAATAGCTTTTTTGTATGCATCATCGTTATGTCTAGCGCCGTTTGGATCATGTCGGCAAGCGTCACGTTATCCTCTGTCCGCTTGTCAATCACAAAGCCCGTATCGGATATGTCGCCGACTTTCAGTTGAAAATCCTCCGCAAGCATCGTAATCAATTCGCTTGCTTTTTTGCCCTTGTACGTGATACTGTCCTTGTTTTTCAAATATCGGAGTTGGTCGTACGCCGTGACCTCGATGTGCTGTTCACGGTTACGCTTTTTCTTAAACACATATCCAAAAAAACACGGTGCGTTGTCAACTACCAACTGCACCGTGTCGCCTTCTTTAAAATCCAATATTTCGTCTTTGTGAGCCGAAAAAACAAGTTTCCCGGGCGTTCCGGTTAATTCGAGCGACAACTCCGCTCCGTCAAGCACGGCGGGGGCAAAGTACTTGTCGGCTTCTTTGTTGTGAATAATAATTTTGAAGCTATCCAAGTTTAACCACCTTGCCCTTCAAGTTTTTTGTAAGCGGATTTTCAAGCCCGCTGCGCCGTGCCGCCGCTCTCCAGTCAAGCGTGCCGCTCCCGACCCCTTTCACCGTTTCCAGTACCGATAATTGATTTGTTATCTTTACCGCCGCCGGATATTTTTCATCGGGCGTATAGCGCCGCTCTTTTACTTTTAACGTCTCTTTGCCGTCTTTGTCTTTCACGACCTCGACCTCTTGAGTACCAAAAGGAACGTATTCACGCAGTTTGATCGCTACCTCAATACCCGTCGCGTTGTTGGCGTTTTCCGAGATCGTGTAATCCTCAATCGTGGTCAACATGTTAGTGTTCCATAACATCGCGCCGTCAAAATTCATACGTGTAACAATAAATCTCATCGGATTAACGTTTTCTTTCGCGTCTTTGATCGCGTCTAAAAACGTCGCCGCCGGCTTGTATGAGAATGAATTTCCGAAAAGTCGCCGCGCGCCGAACCGTTTCGCCACCTCACCCACCGCGTAATCAATCAGTCCGCGACGTAGTGAAGTGTCATAATTAGCGAACGGATATTCACGGTTTGGCAACATGAATTTGAACGATATATCGGTAAGTCCGGGCGACTTGATGATCGTCGCTTCGCCCTCGTCTATCAGATTGATAGTCGTATTTTTGCCGTTGATCGTCGTATCAATCGCCGTCGGCGCGACGGGGAGCAGGGTCTCGCCTAAATAGAAATAGTAGCTCATTGCAGAACTCCCTCCGCTCCCGTTTCCAGCGCCTCCGCGATATTTTCACAGAACGCCCTCATCATGCCGTCAAAGTTACGTTCGCCGCCGCTCGTGACGTGCAAACCGCCCGCGTCGACTTTAACAGTCGCATTCACGTAACGGTTGATCGCCTCACGCTCTGCCGCGTCGCGTAAATATTTCAGGTCGCTTACCGTACTATCGAGCGCGTCGGCTGCGCGTTTACCTTGTTTCGCACCTTCCGCCGTATTATCGGCGATCGCGTTTTCAACATCACTAGCGCCGTCCTTGGGTGGCGTGCCAAACGCGCCGTTCGGGCTACCGATGTTGCCGAGAAAGTCCTCAAAACGTTTACCGGCAAAGTAGCCAGCGCGGGCTGCGTCTGTCATGTTCATATAGCTTGCCCGCCTAAAAGGAACTACGCCGGCAATTTCTTTACGCGCTAATGTCGGCGCGCTTACCGTTCCGACGTTCATGCCCGGAAGCTTATTAATCAAGCCGACAATATCATTTACCGCGTTGGCAACTGTTCCCACAACTCCGTTCCAGATCTCGACGAACAGATTATAGATAGCCCACCCCGGATCGACGAAAACCTCGCCTAAAAAGTTTGCAAAAATAATAAACCTGTTCCACACAACCGCAAGCAAATTGTAAATCCCGGCAAACACAAAACTAAACACGTTGAAAATCAATCCGGTAGCCGAGACGCTCGTTCCGGCGAAGTGATTCACCGCCGCAATCGCGCCATAGAATACCGCAACCAAACCGACCACCGCGCCGACAAGCCACGTAATCGGGCACGCGTACATTGCCGCGTTCAAGCCGCCTTGTGCGTACGCTTGCGCAATCGTCGCGGCTGTTGCTGCCCACGTATGAACCGTATGCAACGCCAACGCCGCCGCCGATATTCCAGCCCTGCCGGCTGTAACTAACATCATGCCGGCCACATGTCCAAGCGCCATACTTACCGCCGTTAGCGCGCCTTTAACTAATACGCTATGCTCGTCAAAAGCCGTGTTAATTGTGTTTAATCCGTCGGCCGTTAAGTCAATCAGCCACGTTACCGCCGTTACTGCGCCCATGAATACGGGAGCTAACCTCTGCACCGCCGTCGATACGTTATCAACGATCGTTTGAACGCTCTTACTGTTGGCAAGCCGCGTTATTGCGCCAAACACGGGCGCGAACGATACG